TCACCTTCTTTACCTTGACGAATATCGGATTCCAATAGCCAAATATTTCCATTTGCCGCAAGTAAACCTTCAAACGCTTCTTTAATGACATTCGAATCATAATTTTCAGAATACGTTTGGTAAGCGATGCATTCTTCGTAAGTGTCTACTTTTCCGCGATAATGTTTTAACCACGCGATGGTCCATCGATCAACTACGTCTCCAATGCTTAATTTCAATTCATTTTCTCCTATTTTGTTTTTATATTTTTGATTTTGTCAATTTGCCATTCACGAATTTGACCCGTAAAGGATTTCAATGCAGTTTTAATTTTTCTTTTTACCAGTTTTGCTTCTTCTGATGATAAAATTTTGCCGCTGTCTGGATGTCCTTCAAATAGCATTCCCTTTGTCAAATCATCAATGCTGATGCAATAGTGACCTTGATTGGTGTGTATCGAAGTTGTTCCACCATCGCGAAAAGAATCAATTCGAATGATTTTCAATTTTTCCATTGTTTTTTATGTATTTAAAAATCTCATCTAAGTACAACGTCGTCATGACGTGGTGATAAAACATTCCACGATTTTCAGATAGTTTGTAAGTTGTTCCATCATCTGGAACGGTTGGATCGAAAAAAGTTTCAATTTTGAATTTCATGTTTAAACAAATTTATAAGTTAAATTAAAAATATCAGGCTTACAAGCGTAAAATTCACCCTTAACACCTTTGATGATAAAATCGCCTTCGCTTGCAACGTGTTCGACCTGATATAGCGATCCATCTTCCAATGTCTTAATGCAAATTTCCCGGCGTCCATCAATACGTTTTTCAATTCGACTTCCACCAAAATTTTCACCTAAAAAGTCCTTTACTTCATCTATGTTTGCCCCAGTAAATTGAATTGCTTCAATTTCAACAGGGATTTTAGAATATTTTTGTATCATTTCTCGATTTTTTCCATCACTTCTTCCATTGTTATGAAAGAATGCTGGTTGAATAAGTTATTATAATTGAATTTCGACGAATCTTCCAGAACCTTCCACCAATCGCCCTTATCTTGAACGGTACATTTTCCGTTTGGATTATTTTCATTTAAGATACCAGTTCGTTTCTTTGGATGTCTACGATTGTGAACATGAAGGATATTTGAAACGTTGTATTGGACAAATTGTTCGCCCAATAACTTTTTCGCAATTGCACCAATTGATACATCTTCTGAATTATGAATTAATGCTTTTGGTAAAGTTATTCCAGACTTCAATAAATCAGAACTGAATCCAACACATGAACCGTCGAATCGAGGTTCATTAAATGCAACTATCTTAATATTTTCGAATGGAATGTTATTAAATTCTTCCATTTGTTCGTAACTCATATAACCTTTACCAGAATCAGGAGAATTGAATTGCCATTCTTCATCATCAATAAATGGAGTCATTTGATATCTTGGATGCAACGGAGCAAAAGAATTGTCCCACAAACGTCTATCAGCAAAATTAACTATGTATTTGGGGGTTGAACCTTTTACTGCATCATGAAGCTGGTCAAGAATTTCAAGTGTTTGGCTTGGCCAAAGGCTGTCACATTCCCCCCAAAGTATTTGGTCAACTTTATCCTGCCATTTCCAACAGAAGTCCCGCCGGAAGGATGCGATGTTGTAGAAAGGTTCAAATGAATGTAAAAAGGTTACTTCTATATTCATTTCAAATTTATGAGCAAATATTCGTTCATTAAACAACATCATCAATGAAACTTCTTCTTTTCCTAGATTCCATTTATAATTGGGGTATTTTTCTTTAAAGTAATTCCAATCAATCTTCTCCAAATATTGTTGCAATGAAACATTAAAAATGAATTTAACATTTTCTTTGTTTTCAATCCCTTCAAGCATTTTAACGCAGGAATGAATATGTTCATCCAGCATTTCCAATTCATAAAACTGGACTAAGGTTCCTATTACAAATTTATTTTTTAATATCATTTTTAGAGGCTAAAATTTTAATTGTTTTGATCGTCTTGTGTGTAATCAAAGAAGTCTTAATAAAGAACATACATCCATTATGTGCTTCAAAATGATATTCCACCGTGTTCATTATCCAAATCCACGAATAAATATCTTCGGAATATGAATTGGTTCGTTTGATATGCTGAACCTTTTGATGTCCTAATGGTGGTACATTTACAGATGTTGCCGATAGTTGAATATTGCCAGCAGCAGATTCAAACGAAAACGTTTGAGCAATGCACACAAAGGTTAAACAACAAAAAATAATACTAAACAGGAGTTTCATCTTTAATTTTCATTTGATAAGCCATCATCATAGCATTACAAGCAAGGGCATATAAATGTCCAAGTTGTTGACCATCATCGTCATAGTTACCTTTCTGAATTTCTATGAAATGACGGATTAACGCTTGGTTAAGTCCTTCAACGTCAATAGGTTGTTTCCAGTTGAAAATAGGATACTTATCCCCTTTATTTTGAGCCATTCTTTCTGCCATTCCCTGAATGAATTCCCAATCCAATTCATAGAAAAGTTTTCCGGTTGATTCTTTTATTCCCATACTTCTTTTTTAATTAAATAACCTTTGCCTTGGCATTTACTGCAATTAATGAACCCTTCTGGTAATCTTCCATCTTCACCCCACCATTTTTCACCTTTACTTCCATTGCATTTATCACAAATCTTTTTTGTGCCATCTAGGTACATTTGGTGATCTTCTGCTTTGAATTTATCCAAAAATATTATACCGTCACTTGTTTCCCAATGATATTCATCATAAGCAGGAACAGTTCTAATAAATTTCTTTTTTATTTCTGACATTTAAATTCGTTATAAGCAGTTAGAATAAAAAGGATCAACGATGCATATATAAATGAATTTATATGGGTATATAACCCAAAAGCAGCTAATCCAAAAGCTAATAATACAGATAAGTGTGTGTTCATTTGTTTAATACGTCCCAAAATTCGATGGGAAGGTGAATATTTTTGACAGGTATAGCATCTTTAAATAACGGAGCAATTTCTTCTACTGAATAACCAGCAAGACTTGTACCAAGTAAAGTAACTTTAAATATCAAATTAGGATTTAACTTTGCGTATTCTACGAATAAATCAATTTCATATTTAATTTCTTCCAAAGTTGAACTCCGTTCTTGCCAAAAGTTTTTCTTGGTAACAATCGCATATGACTTTCCAAAATAACCGCGAGGTTCACCGTAAACAGCACCAAAGTTATCCATTGCTAACTTAGCAAGACCTTTACCATGTCTTCCTTCTGAATTGCTACCAAAAACAATCACTTCATTTTCTCTTAATGCAGTGATATTTGGAGGGGTGATTCTGTTTATCATTGATTTTTATATTTTTGAAAATATTTCCAAATATTTTTATATGACATATTCATATGATTAGAAATTTGTGTTATACTCATACCAGCATCAAACATTTTAAATGCTGTCAATTTACTAATTTCAGATTGCTCATGTGTTGTTATATTTTCCATATCAATTCTATCCCATTTGCGAAGTAATAATGGTAAATTATATTCTAAAATTTCCTGTTTGATTTTCTTTAATTCAAACGTATTAGAAAGATTTAATATTGAATATCCCAATTTATTAATTGATACTTTTGCAGCAGGACTAAGATAATCTGCAAACAATTTTAACACTTCAACCCATGATCCATGACATTTTATTCTAAGACATACAATTTTACTGTTTTTACTATTAATAAAAATACTTCCATCGCCATCAATGAAACCAATAATAAGCGATAACATTAATTTTCTATCAGTATTTTTAAAAATTTCAACATTAGGAGCATTATATGTTTTACGTTTACTTATATTAAACTTTTCACAAATGACATCCACAATTGGTTTATTCATTGCGCGAGCGCAAATCATACCTTTATTAACAGTAGTTCGGTTGATATTTAGAAAATTACAAAATTTCAAAAGATGATCCGAATCTGCCAATGCTAAACTTAAACTAATTCCATGTATATCTGAAAAATTACCATCAGCCAATAAAAACCCAATCCAATAATATGTTTCACATTCATTTAATAATAATTTTTCAATATTATATACCGATCTGCGTTCATAATATCGACAATTTTGACAATTTCTATTGTTTTTTGCTGATAATTTACATAGCTTTTCGTTTTTATGAGTTATTACCTTTTCACAATTTGGATTTTGAAGTGGATTTGGGCAAATTCGTTGATTTATTAATATATCAAGCTGTTTTAATGTCGACAATTATACATTCCTATCTTATAAGTTTACAAATAATTCCTTCGGAGCCTTTTGTTAGAATTCTATTAGGATTCCCGCCAAAATTATGGCCAATTTTATGCCCAATATAGCATACTTTTTCCAATTTTTTAAACATGATTAATTGTTCAATCGCAATAAATACGTCAGGAGCCAGTCCGTAGTCATCAAAAACAAAATAAACATCGTCAAGTCCTAGTGGCATTAAAGTGGCACGTGTGACATCGGTAAGAACTTGGTTAGTTGAGTGACCTGCATCAATTAAAAATACATTTAAAGGCTTTGCAGGAAAATTGTTTTCTACCGGAGTACGATATAAATCCATTCCTATATATTGGATATTATTCCGATCAGAATTTAAACGGTGCGCTTCGTCAAAATTTCCGGGAAGATTAATCGTATATACTTGTTCAAATAAAAATGAAAGAATTCGGCTTGTGCCTCCTTTATGCGTCCCGAATTCACAACAGTTCCATTTATCGGAACCTTCGATCGATTTGAAAAAATCCCAAACGTCGGTTTTAAATTTAAAAGAAGTAGTGGCGAGGTTTTGAAATTTATCCTCGCGCACTTCTTCCAAAAGTTCTTCTATTGTTTTCAAAGGTTCAAAAATGTTTTAATAAGGTTAAAGTTATAACTGAATGATTTCTTTTCGTCTAAGCCGTCTACGTTCAACGCAGTACCAAGTCT